ACCAGTTGGCGGCGTCAATCAACGCGTTCTCGTAGTCCACGGGCTGGCCGTTGGCGTACTTCTGCATCCGCACAACGCAGTCAGACAAGTCGCACAGCGCTCGCCGCCAGGGCTCGACGCCGCACTTGGCCGACGCGGTGACGTTCTCAAACGGATCTGCCGCACCGCCATACGATGCCGTCTTTTCGTAGTGCAGCTGCCTGAGCTCCTCAAGCAACTCCAGAAACGGCAACGAACCGGGCCGCTGCTCGTGCGTGATGCCGTCGCCGGCCAGACGCTCAAGGGCTTCGTCTAGTTCGTCCTGCGTCAGGCCAGCCCGGTGCAGGTGGTGCTCGTGCAGCAGGTGCTCGATGTATGGCTCATTGACGTGTTGCGGTTCCTCTGCTTCTGCGACAGATGGCATAGGTTCTGTATCCGCCTGCGACACGCCATACCACTCCTCATGTGGCTTGCCAGCGGTCTGGGCCTCGCGGCGAGCGGCCACTGCGGCGCGGAGCAAATCGTTTGCGTCGAGAATGTCGTTGGTCATGGGCATTCCTTTTTGAAAGAAAAACAGCAGCGTATTTCAATCGTCAATGGATGAGTCATCGCGTGGCGAGTCGTGGAAAGACGCACGCAGTTCGGTGTGGTCCGTGTTCCACCGAAGCAGCATCCACCAACCGCCAAGCGGGCGTGAGCTCATGCCCTTCTCTACGGCCCAGCCATCGGTGAGGCACTCCTGCTTGTAGGCCGCCGATCGCACTAGGTGAATCGGCCGCACCCGCACGAGCCCCGTAGGTGAAAGCCGTTGCCGGCTGGCCTCCACCATGGTGCGCTGATGAACGTGCCCTGCGTGGATGCAGTCGGCGTCAACGTCCACCAAGTACCGCGAGTAATCGATAATTCCGCGTGTTATAGGCCCACCGCCACCATAACCATGGTGGTACCACAATCGGTACAGGGCCGTGCTTGTCTTCCCGGCCTTGGCCCGAAACATCACCCAGCCCGAGTAGCCTGCGGCCCGGCACTTGCTGCCACGCACTCGCAGCTGCTCCACGAGCCGCGTGGTGAGGCACGTCTCCATGCGTTTCCGCACAGCAGTCTCGTGATTGCCCGGCGTGATCAGCGCCATCTGCTCGCGGTACGGCTCAAGGTACTCGGCGCACTGCGTAACGATGTCATCGTAGTAGTTGCCCTTTTGAAACTCTGGCCTAACGTCCCACTTGCCATTGCTGCGGGGATCGTACTTCCCGCCCATCGCGTCAAAGTGGTCGCCAATGCTGAGCACTGCGGCGTTGAGCTCGCGGGCTTTCGTGAGATCCGCCGTGAGCTTCTCGCGGTTGCACTTCACTGAGTCCCAATGCCAGTCCGATGAGAGCAGCACCCAGAGACGCTGGTTGAAATCAATGCGAGTGACGCTGCCATCTAGGCTTGTGACGTTCCAAGCGTCGCTCGCGTTCTTCCTGCGGAATGTGCCAGAGCTACGGCCCATCAGTCACCTCTCGGAAGTTCAACGACCAGAGCACCTTGCTGATGTCCTTGCCTGCCTGCTCGACGTGCTCTTCACTAGCGGTAGGAAAAAGCGCATGGAGTAGCTCGTGCGTCAGAATCGTGAGCTTGTGCCGGCCCTTGAGACCGCTGTGAATCAAGATCCTCGGCCGCTTGCTCTTCTGGCTGTAGGTGTAGCCGTACGCCTGGCCCTTGAGGTCAGTGAACCTGACGAGCCACCGCTCGTCGCCGTTTAACGTGAAAACGTGATCGTCTGCCACGGCTCGCCCTTTCAAGCACCACCGTAGCGAGGGCGTCAACCGATGCCGATCTTGCGGCCCAGTTCGTTGAGTGCTTCTTGCCGCTTGTGACAGCCGCAGTCTCCGCCCACGGCCTTGCTTACCCGCTCCTTGGTAATCCCGATGGCCGACAGCCCTGATGCCACCATGTCGCCCAGACCGGGCTTTGCTCGCGGGTAGGCCGGGTGCGTCTGGTCTACCTCTACCCAGCCGTCGCCGTAGTCGTGCGTGATGCACGCATCGGGGTCGACTTCGCCACGAGACTTCGCCAGTTTGTGCAGCACTCGACGCAGTAGCTTCATGGCGCAAGCGTAATCGTCACTTCTGGCACAGGGCCAATAGGAATGGCTGTGGACTGCGCAGACTCATAAGAACCGTCCTCAAAAATTACTCCCGTGTAGTAGTTCTTCAATGCAATGACAGGCGTGCAGGACACGCTCCCTAAAGACCTGCCTGTGATAGGCACCTGCCACCTCCACGTAGTTGCGTAGTTATAAACCTGCTGTATTTGCTCTGAGGTGTACGTGTAGGTATTCGTCAAAGGGCGGAAACCGTATTCCACGCCGATGTGACCGTAGAGAATGCAATAATTACCCGTTAGATCATTGAGGTGGATGTCTAGAGTTTGGTTCGTATTAGTCACGTTCGCCAGTATTTCCCAGGACACGCCGTCGGCATCCGTGTACGGGCCGGTGGCTGTCGGGCGAAGCATCTGAACGGCTGAAAAAAACTTGCTCTCTTGTCCGTCTTGCCCTGGCTCACCAGGGGTGCGGCGAGTCTCGTTGTAAAGGAACCAGTTCCACTCCAGTACTTCAATGTCGAGATCGACCACGCCGTCGTGCATGAGTTTCGTTCTGCCCGGATAAAGATTTCCGCCCCAGCAGGAAATGTCCAGCGCCACATTCCAATCGGTGCCATTTAGTATTGACGAGCACAAAGAGCCGCAGCACGGGCAAGGCATCAGGGCACCCCAATGCGCAAGAATGTGGCCGTCACTGTTGAGGAGGTAGTGGCCACGGTGATGGCGCACGTTTCGGTATTCAGTGTGGCACCGACTGAGAATGCGGTGAGGAATACCGCAGAAGCCGTGTAGAAGGGCACGTCTACCAAAAACCACGCTGTGCCATCCTTTGCTATGGCACAGTCAAGCGTGGCACTGCCCGCCACTGGGAAAAATAAGTTTGTTGCTACAGCCGTGTTAGGCGTTGTGGACTGGTACTTGAAAGTGACGTTTTTCGCGGATCCGATAGACCATGCGCCGGTAAACGTGCAAACGCGGAAGGCCTTTCCAGATCCGCCTACACGATTGCCAAAGGTCAGCCCTGCTTGGTCGCGGTCGCCAGCCTCAACGGTTCGCACAACCTTTGAGATCCGCTCCGCAGCTGGGCGCGTAAAGACAACGCGCTCAGTCTTCGCCGGTTTCCCGTCTGGCTTCTGGGCCATACCTACAGCCCTCCGCCGGCGCTGCCTTCAACGGCGTCTGAACAAACGCTGACAAATGACGCAGACGCAGTGCTGACCACACGCACGTCAACAGAGCCAAACATCACCACGGCCGTGCTGGCTGAGACGCTCGCAGCGTAGGCAGTGGCGGGCGTGTGCCCTGATGTGTGCAGGATGTACTTGTAGCGTCGCGGGCTGCCGCCAGATTCGTACTCCTGCGAAGTGCTGCTGAAGGAAGTGCCATACGGAAACGTCACCAGCGCAGTGCCGCTCGCGCTGCTGAACGATACGGCTGGCGTGTTGGCTGCGAGGAAACTGCCCGAAGGCGACAACTGCTTCAGCGGCGTATTGGCGGCGTAGCGGTTCGTGCCGTCAGTCGTTGCTGCGGAGAACACCGGGTACGAGGTGCAGGAGAATGAGCCTGAGTACGCCGTGCTGCAGAACGTGACGCGCACGCCAGCAGTCCCAGCTGAGGCAATCGAGATGTTGCGTTGGTATGCCATAGGTCAGAAGCTCGGCGTGCCAAAGTACGAAGCGAAGTCTGCCTCTGGGTACACGCGGCGAGTCAGTATGTCAGGCTCTTCACTGTCGCCCTTCATCGCCCCGGCAGTTGTCAGGGCTCGAGGAGACGAGGATGCCACCTTCTCGCTAGTTTCTGAGTCCTTGACCCATACACGTTTTTTCTCGCCAGCCTCTAGGTAGTTCCACCCAACGTCAGGCAGAAGCAGGCTGTGCCCGCTCGCACGGAAGATAAGTTCAACCGTGACCTGCCAGTATCGGATTTCTACTCCGTTCACCACCTCGGTAGCCTGCTGCCCGCCAATGCCTGAGCAGAACCACTTGCTAGCCGCACCGCCTAGGTATTCAGAAGAGTTCACTGAGTTCGTGACTTCAGCGGCTAGAGCCAGCGGAAACGCTGCCCGATTGCCAGAGATGGTTGCCCGCACTTCCGCTTCAGTTACGGTCAGCCCCTCAAAAAAGTCTTTCGCGGAGTTTTGAAGTGGCTTGCGGCTGGCGTTGCCGCTGCCGCTGTAGTAGACGAGTGCTGGCACCTGGGCACCGCCTGTCGAGAACGACCACACGTCTGGCCGTGCAAGCGGGTTGGGGTCAAGATCCTGCTGCTTCGGTAGCTCGTACTTGTACGTGATCTCAACGTGGTGCCGGTCAGTCTCTGACATCTGGGCGTCAAGCATTCGCAGGTAGGTGAACTCTGGGTGAGAGTCACCGTGCAGAATGCCGACAGTGCCGATGACAACCTGATGGCTTTCAGGAGTGTCTACGGTAACAACATATTTTCGCTCGGCAGTCGGGCTTTCGCCGAACTTGTGCGAGAACGTGCGCGGCAAAACTTCCCTGTACCCAATAACTGCCATTAGCTGCCCAGTATTTCTACCGGCGATGCGCCGATTGCAAGCAAGCCCTGCTTGATCTCCTCGAGCTTCTTCAACTGATCTCGCCGCTGAGCAATCGCTGGGTCTTCGCGGCCAAGAGCAAACAGCGAGGAGATGCCTTCGCTGGTGCGGATGTCATTGACGTTAAGCGCCGAGGCAGCGGGCCGCGAAAGCTCTCGTGAGATTTCCTTGCGGATGTCGATGCCTTCCTTGGCAAGGTTCCTCAGAGCAGTTTGAGCCTCGCCACCGTCAATGAGCTTCTTGTCGAATGCCTGGCGTACAGACTTAAACTGATCGGCCAGTGTCGTGGCTGGCTTCAGGATGTTCTTGTCTACGCCGAGGGCCTGCAGCTGGCGTTCCCTGTCTTCTGCTTTCGCTCCCTTGATTGCCAACTGGGACAATGCAAGCCGCTGCCTAGCCGCCGCAACTGATTTGGAGTCGCGGTCCCGTTGGGCAGCGGAAAGCGCCTTCTCTGCAGCACGCTGCTCAGTGACGATTGCCAGCAGATCCTTATTGAGTTGCAGGCGGCTCTTCTCGGCGTCGCTCAGCCCTGCGTTGGCCAGTTCTGCGGTACGCTGCCGTGCCTCTTCTGCTGCCTTTCTCGCGGCGTCTGCGGCAGCCTTTGCGGCTTCGGCGTCAGCCTTCCTGGCGTCAGTGATGTTGCGGACTTCGGTAGTTAACGCCTGCGCGTCACGGCTTGCCAACTGGATTGCGTCACCAAAGGCGAGCGAGTCTGTCGTGATGCCCTCGGCAAAGCCCTTGATTTCGCGAAACCGCTCGAGCACTGCGGCTGGCACGCGATTGAGTCCGCCAAGCTCCTTGGCCAGGGATTTCACTGCAGAGCTCGCTTCGTCAATAGCTTCCTGCGCGAGATCCTGCGCCGTGAACGTCGGCACCTTCAGCGCGTCCTTAGCCTTCTTGCCGAAGTCTTGGGTTTCCTTTGTCGCCGCAGCGATAGCAGCACGGTAGCCAGCAGCTGCTTTCGTTGGACTGTCGATGGCTGCGGCAACTTCCTGGCCAGCCGTGTTGGTGGCCAGTGACCACTCAACAACCTGCCCTGCCAGCAAGCCCAGTACGGTCACGAGAATTCCGATGCCTGTTGAGGCCAACAGCCCGCGAATAGATGCCGCAAGCGTGCGCACGCCAACCGCAGCAACGCCAGCAGCCCCAGCAAACCTATACGCTGAAGCAGCGGCTGCAATGAATGTGCCGCTGAGGTTCGAGACGGCTGACGCAACCACCTGCCGATTGATGAATGCCAAGTACCCGCCAATCAGCGGCAGTATGTTTCCGGCCAGCGGGGCCGCAGACGTTGCGAGCAACTGAAAGACGCTAGCGAGATTTGAGACGGTTGACGTGAGTGCGCTTGCTACGTTCTTGATGTCAATGCTTGCGATGAACGTAGCCGCCTCTTCAGCGGCGCGAGTGAGTGCAGGGGCAAGCTCTGCCACAACTCGAGCCGCAAACGATTGCAGAGTCAGTTGCGTCTTCTGAAGCGAGTCATCAAGCGCAGCGATGCCAGCAGTCTGCTGCGGGCTCAAGACAATGCCGAGACGCTTGGCCTCTGCTGTCATCTGCTGAAGGTATGTTGCGCCTTCTTGGAAGATTGGCACTAGCTCAACGCCAGACTTTCCAAACAGCGACACTGCAGCAGCTGCTTGCTGTGCAGGGTTTGGCAGCTTGCTGATCGCAGCCACAACTGCGTTAAATGCTTGCTCTGGGTTAAGGTTGGAAAGATCGCCAACCGAAAGCCCGAGGTCAGCGAACGACTTGACTGCAGCCTTATTGCCAGTCTGGGCTTCGCCAAGGTTGATCGTCAGCTTTTGAACTGCACGCCCAAACGTCTCAAGGCCAACGCCAGACTGATTCGCTGCGAGCGAGTACGCCTGGAGAACGTCAGTCGTGATGCCCGTGCGTTTTGATAAGTCATCAATACTGGCGACAGCTCCAGCAGTTCCACCAATGAACGACGCGAAAGCGCTGCTCGCAGTGCGTACCGTGGAGATGAAAGCCCGCGACAGCTCAATCGTCTTCAGCGTCGAAACGTCACGCTGCGTCTTCTTGGCCGCCAGGCCCAACTTCTCAAGTTCCACCACGCCGGCATTGATGCCGCTGGCCATCTGCACCGCAGACGCCGAGAGGTTGAATCCAAGAGAAATGGTTGCCATACGTCACTTTTTGCCAAGGTCAGCGGCCATCCGCTTCAAAGTCTCAGCTATCTGAGTTGGATGCTTCGGGGCCCTGTCTTCAATCGGAATGAACTTCTCTGGGTCCGGCGTCTGCTTGGAGTAGGGGGCAAGCACAGAAGTCACGAGCATGGCTGTCTGCCCCCACGTATCATCCAGCGGCTGGAACCACCTGGCCCAAGCGATCCACTGCGAGAACTCGCGCGAGTCCATCGCGTCGATTTCTTGCAGCGTTTTCTTGAGGTGACCCGCCAGACGCAGCTTGAACTGCAGCGTAGGGCGGGCGTTTATTCCCCCGCTAGCTTCTTTATCTCCTCCTCGGTCAGTGCGTTGTGCTTGAGGGCCGCATGCCACAGGCGGTGCATCACGTCGCTGCTGCGACGCTTGATGGCTTCCTTGCCTTCCTCGCCTGGAAAGAGCAGGCCGCCCTTCTCGTCGCACAGCGTGCGGCAGAGCAGCTCAGAGCGGAAGTCCACGATGGCACCGTTGGAAGACTCAAGCGCCTTGATCTCGTAGGAGTCACGATCACCTACAGACATAAGGCGAATGCATATCTTCCCGTCTCCACCAAGTTCTGGTGCGTCAACGGTGATGATCTTTGCGTCTGGGGCGTTGTCGATCTGATCTCGATTCAGTGGCATTGCTCACCCGTCTAGTAGTTTGAACGTCACCGAATACCGGGTGACTCCGTTGAGTTCCGGCTGGGCAGTCCATCCCTCATAGACTGCATACGATGTCAAGGAAACGCCCGCGCCGGAAATCTCCAGATGCTTGCGCAGGCCCCACTCGGACGTGTTGATGTTTGCCGTGCCAAGAGAGGCAACGGAGACGCTGCCGGCATCGTCAGTCCAGGCAACGCTGCGGCCCTTAGAGGCACCGCCTGCATAGGAAACCTGCAGGTCAGTTACCTCCGTGAATGCAACGCTTCCCCACGTTACAGTCAGTCCGGTTGAGATAGTCGCCACGGCATCCTCCGGTGGCGATCAAGAAATCATGAAAGAGGCCGAGCCCTTGATGGCGTCGTTGGTCGCCAGAGTCACCGTGCTAGACTTGCAAGTGGCTTGAACGCCGGACAATGTGATTCCGCCTGTGATCGTCATGGTTCCAGTTGCCCCTTGTGAGATAGGGGCAGCGCCAGCATTGGCGAGGTAGTCAATCGTGACTTCTTTGCCAGTGTCGCCGGCTCCACCCTTGAGCGGACGCGAAAGCGTGGCCACGCTCGATCCGGCAGTTTGGCCGAGATGCGAAACGTCGATGGAGTCGGTCGCGTTATTGTCAGCAATGGTGTAGGTGACGTTCGTGACAGTGAACGTCGCGCCGGCGAAGATGAAGTTAGTGCCGGAACCGTCATGGGGCGTTGCGGGCATTGGTTACTCCTGCCACCAAAGGTCATACTGCTGGGTGATCTGATACGCGGGCGGCAAGTCTGAACCGGCCAGCGTTACCAAGTCGTCGGTTTCGTTTTCAAGCGAAACCTGCGACACAGTGCAGCCTAGGACTTGGCCCCCGTATCCATCCAGAACAGAACGCACGGCGTCCGCGACCTGGCGGGCCTGCTCGTAGGTGGCTGCGTAAATGCTGTATTCCACCGTTACCTGCGGGATTCCGGCAGGACTTTGGAGCGTCTGCGTGCGTCTGATCGCCGTACGCCTCCACGTCACGAATGGCAGCGAAGCGGACACCGGGGCCAGCGTCGGGTATGTCCCAGTGCCGATGAGCAGGGCAACTTCTGGGCTGGCATCAAGCACACGCTTGAGGGCGGCTTCTGGCGACTTCAGCATCAGAGTCCTCCTGTGCCGCCGAACTTCCGCTGATATTCCGTGGCGGCACGAGTCAGCGCCTTCCGCATTTCCACGTCGAGAGTTGTCTGCATCTGGCTCTTTGACTTATTGAAAGCCTTCTGCAGCGGATGACGCGCAGGAGATCCCGCAACGGACCCGCGAGCAATGAAGTCAACCGGGTACAGCCCTCGGCCAGTGAATGGCCCGCGAGAGCGAAAAGACGAGAGCAAGCCGCCTGCGGATTGCTGCTTTACCCTGACGGCTATGGTGCGAATGCGGCCACCGAGAATCACTTTCTTCTTGGCAACCTGCCTGCTCTTGCCTGGAGATCGCGGCCTGGTGCCGAACTCCACTAGGTGCGAGTGGTAGGCCCGATTCGGCCCTTTGAGCACAGAGCCGCCGGTGAAGGCAGGCACTGCACCCTTTTGGCTCGCTGTGTTGGTTGGGCGTCGAAACCCGACAACCACCACACTCACCGGCAGATTGGCCCTGTTGTTCGTGTACTTACGGTCAACGCTTGTGACGCTTGCTAGTAGGTTTCCGGTGACTTGGCCAAGTGCTGAAACTTCATTCCGCAGAGCGTCCTGCCCAGGCTTTGCTGCCTTTCGCAGCGCTTGGCTTTGGTACTTAAGGCTGATTTCCTTCGGCAGCTTTTTGAGCTCACGGACAATATCATCAAGAGTCTTGAGGCCATACAGCCCTTTGGCAGTCTTGCTCTTGCCGAGCGACAACTGAATCAGCGACGGGCCTTCGGCGAATATGTTGCTCACGCCACCACCTCCTGGCAGATGGCTTCGTGCTCGCTGCGGTTGCCGTGCTCGAGCAGGCTCACAATCTCCAGCACTCGCCCGCGCCACAGGCCACGCATCTGCTGCGTCAGGCCAGTCAAGTGACGCATTCGCACCTTGTGCGTGATGGTCACGTCCATCTGGCCGGCAGCCAAAGCCTCGCGGGCCGTTACGCCTTCAACGCTGGCCCACACAGTTGAGAACGTAGCCCACGAAACGATTGTTTCGCCGAGGCTGTTTCTAGTCTCAGTGGCCTGCTGCCACGTCACTCGCTCGCGGAGCTTGCCGGCGTCAATCATGTGCCGTAGAGCACGACGGTGTAGGTGCCCGTGCTTCCTTGGTTTCCGCTGATTGTGAACTGCCCGGTATCGTCACCGCCGACGCAGGAAGCAGCCACGATGCTGTCGTTTGACCGGATGGTGGCGTTGCCGATTGCCAGACGCTTGAAGCTTCCGCCCGTGCCGTCAAAGCGAAAGACGGCGTAGTTCACAGACGTAATGGATACATACTCTCCATCAGCACCACGAAACGAGCCGGTGTGCGAGATTGTTGAGCTCGCCGTGCCCAGCGTCCCAGTGATCACCGCAACCTTGCCAGTGGTGTACGCCTGCGAGTCCTGCAGGCTCACTACCTTGAGCGATGCCGTGCCGTCCTTATCGTGGAACAGCACGTCTACGTTGATGCGTCCTTCAAGGCTCATTGGTAGCTGCCCCATTTCTGTGACGAGAGAAGCGATTCCACAGCAAACTCCAGCTGCTTGCTGATGCTGCCAACGAGCACCGTGCTGCGGTTTTCGAACCAGAAGCCCACAAGCATGAGGCAGGCGTGGCGAATGGCAGCGGGCACGCTTGAGCCAGCGGCCCCGTAGCCGGCCCACCACGTCACGCTGATGGCGTTGTCATCCATCAGGTGCGGCGGCCAAGTCTGGCCATACAAAGTCTTCACCGCCCCTGGCGTGCTGCTGCGGTCCACGCGGTAGCTGGCCGTGGAGTAGGTGGCTGTCGTGCCGTTCTCGTAGGTGAACGTCAGGGCCACCGCCGTGGTCGTGCCGGTCGTCGCCATGGGCGGCCGTGGCAACTCAATGTCATGGGTGCCGTCTGGCGGAAACGAGTCGAACCTCATGACCCACTGCGTATTCACCAGCGTGCGGTCTAGGTACTGCTCGCACCACTCGCGGGCCGCCGTGATCAGCGTGCCGATGTAAGCGTCATCTTCGCTCGTATCAACCCGCAGATGGGCTTTAGCTTCCGCAAGCGTGACGGGCTCAACGGCTGGCGGCGTCTGTCGAGTCAGGCTTCGATACTGCACGGCGGCCTCTTCGCTTTGGGGTGGCGTCTGCGGTTTCTACGTCGTGCTCAAGGGCAGCCGTTTCAATCAGAGACGGCTGGTTGTCTTCTACAGCGACACGCTGAGCGAGCAGCTGCGTGGTGATCCCGCCAGGAAGCTCAGCCACTTGCCCCTTGCGGTAGCCACGCCACGCGCGGGTAAACATAATCTTCGGCATCAGCCCACACTCCATGCAGATTCTGGCGGCTTGCCCGTGTTCGTGAACTCAGTAGTCCACTGAAAAACAGGGGCGGTAAGGTTCTTGCCGGGCCACGTCACGACGTACTCGCCATGGCCCAAAACGACACGCGGCGAGACGAAGACGCGGTTGCCGCTGTCTCGCCAGTTTTTCCACCACCATATGTCCGGGTCTGTCCGCCCGTCGTTCCACCCGCCTTGCGGGTCTGGCTTGCTCCAGAACCACGGCTTCTTTGTTCGCTTAAGTGCTGCCGTGCTAATGACGGTGCAACCGAAGTGTGCCGTGTCCACTTCCTGCACGGGCTCAGCAAACCACTCTTTTGGCACCTGCGTGTGGCCGTCCTCTGGCGGTGCGTCAAGCGTTCCCTTGAGCGTCAGCATGGGCCGGCCGTCTTCGCGTTTCGTCTGCATGCCGGTAATCGCGTCGCACTGAAACGTCATAGCCATTGCGAATAACTGCTCAACGTCCTGCTTGGTGAAAAATGTGTCGTAATCGATTGCCAGTAAATATTCACAAGAGTCGATGAACTGCTCCATCACGCGGGTGTTTACTTGGTCCCAGAACGCACCAGTGCCCATGGTGGGGCGAATGCCGAGCGGCATCAGGGCCTGAGCCCAGGCGAAGTGGTTGGCCGTGAACGAGAGCCGTGGCATGGAGAGCACGGCCTCCACCCTGATGTCAACTTCGGTGCCACCTACCTTGACGAGCATGCGTGCCTCAAAAGAGAGAGCGGGCGGCCCCGTCGTGGAAGCCGCCCGCTCAAGATTGCACACTCGTCAAGCCGTCAGGATCACGCACCCACGAGGCCGATCATCGGGCCGGCTACGGTGTCGGTGCCCAGGTTCGCGTGCGTGATGGCGACGCGAGCCACTGCCCGAATCACGGTCTGGTCCGACAGGAAGTTCACCTGATCGCTGCTGGCGATCTCGATGGCCTGGCGGATGCCGTAGT